GTTAGCTTCTAAACCCTCATTTTTAATAAGCTTATTGTATTGCTGAAACTGTTGCAATGTTATATCTGATATATTTTCGGGTACTATTACTTCCATACTATTAAGAGTTTTTTTAAGTGTTTTTGTTATTAGCGAATGTCTATTGTGAAATTTCTTAATTCAAAGTAGTAACGCATCATTATAGAATCCCATTCATCTGGAGACCTACCAATCATTTTTTTAACTACATCTTTAGAAACTAATGCAACCCTACCATCTTTATCAATATCTTTTTGTTTTACTTGCTCCATCTCTTCTGAAGTTTGTTCTACTACTGAAGTATTAATACAGAGTTCTCCAACCTCTCTACTTACTATTTTTTGTGCCATCTTATAACCGCATTGACTCTTTAGGTTGTTAAAATTTTCACCATCTAAAGCCTTAGAACCGTTAACAAAACCCTTACACCTTAGAAAATCTACAACACCCCCACCAACACCATCCTCATCTGCAATCGTGAAAGCGTTTGATATAGAGTGTTTCTTTTGTAATTCTTTTGCTTTATCAACTACAACATCTAAACCGCTTTTTGATATTTGGAAACGCTCAACGCATAACCAGTCATACCAAATACGAAAGACTGTATTGTCTTTTCCTTTTCGGGCGACATCAATAGTCATGTATCTTAATGCGTTATTATCTTGTGTTAAATGTGTTGGGTTGAAATAATCTGAAATACTATCTATATCTATTAATGCGCTTGGGTCGTCGTCGTACTCCCAATTGCCGAAATATAAACGCTCTTTACTAACCTTATCTAAAGATAATAAAGATTCTAAATAAGATTTTGGTAAGTGTGGGTTATCTGTTGGTAATGCTTGTATAAACTTTTTATTATCTTCAAGTGTGCTATCTCTACTCTTTTTGTAAAAGTATTTATAAGTCCAATTTTTAGATGGGTTGCAACTACCTAATAATTTAGGCGTTATATTAAATTGCTTTAACTTATACCTACAACGTGATAAAACTATTTGCCACGCTTTATGATTAACTTGATTACATTCATCTATAAACGCACCGCATATTTCCAACGAACCTAAACTATCAAAGTTAGGGTCTGATGGATAAAGAAACAAATCTTTAAGCAAAATCTGGCTTCCGTTATTCCAATAAATAATGTTTGATTGTGAATTGTATTTAAATTGTTCTGTCACTCCTAAATCTGTTGCTAACTCAAAGAACGTGTTTAGAGTGGTTTCTTTTAACGCTTTAAGCTTAGACCTACCCATTAACCACCTAGAGCCTTTATACTGTTGACAACACTCTATTAACCACAAGCAACCTAATGCAGACTTTCCCCCACCTGCTGCACCTCCGTAAAGCAATTCTTTAGTAGTGTTATCTTTTAAATAATATACTGCATTTTCTTGCTTAGGTAATAACTTCATTCGGGTCTGTTCCTTTTCCTAAAATAACATTGTTAGTGATATTAGTTTCTTTTTGCTTGTTGTCAGATTCATACAATCCTAATAATTTACTCTGCTCTTTTAAGGCGCTTATAGCGTCGTTAATCTTTAAGTCATCCTTTGCCATGTCTTTAAGCTCTTCGAGTTCTTTAATCTGTCTCTCTAACGTTATTTGAAGCGTATTAGATGTTTTCTTTTGCTTTGTTTCCTTGTATTCTATAATCCGTGGTATTTCGTGGATTTCCCTAAACGCTTTATCTGCTGTATTATCTGTTGCGTCTGGATAGAATTTTTGATATGCTTTAGTCCCATTAAAGCCATTAACAAACCATTCATCCACTACTAAACAATACTTTGTAAATGTGCTATCTTTCATTACTAATATATTAATTGTTCATCAGTCAAAACCCAAACTAAATATATTAATTGACTTATATAAACCTTATTAGGTACCTCTAGTAATTCGCCATATTGAAACGTATATTTTCCGTTATTCTCTCTAGCAATGAATTTGCCGTAGTGCATATAAGTATGCTTATCGTTCCAAACGAAACCCAGTCTTTGAAGTGAATACTCATTTATTATTATGTCTTCCATTACTCACAAGTTATGTTATAAAAGTTAGTATCATTTACAAAAACCTTTTGAACTTCATCAGTACAAATAACTGGTTCGCTATATAAAAAGTTTTCATTCCATCCTAATTGCGGTATTCCTTGTTCGTTAAAATATACATAAGATTCTCTTTCGTAGAATGACTTACTACACTCGCAAGTATTAATATCTTCTTTACTGCATGAAAATACAGTTATTAGTAATATTAGTATTAGTTTTTTCATTTTGTTTTGTTTTAATTATTATTATTTTTTACATCCACAGATAAAATATCTTTGCTAATTGTCACAATTATTTGACTTCTTTCGGTTGCATTCATTTTCTTATTAGACACGAAATCTTTAACTGCTTTTATTAAATTGACACTTTCCGCATCTCTTGTTTTAATATTATTAAGCATTGTTATAAACTTTATCTAAGTTATCAATCATCTTATCTATTGGCTTTCTATTATTTATATTAGGCTCATAATAAGGTTTATTAAATACGATTGAGTATAACCCACATATATAAATCCTTTGCTCCTCTGTTATTTTTAACGTCCGTACTTCTATAAAGACACCCCATTCTTTATACTCCTCATCTGTGAAACATCTAGGCTTTAAGCCTCTAGTAAACAAAGGTGTTTCGTTTAATTTATCTTTACGCTTATCACATCCGCAATCTTTAACAATAGCCTTAACAACCTTTTTAATTCCTGTTTTAGTTGTAATCTTGTCTATAACGTCACCAAGCCCTACGGTTTCTGTAAACTCAATTTGTGATAGTTTCCATTGCTTATATTCTTTACTCCTTTTGTCTAGAGAATTATAATAGTTTTCGTCTTTAACCATTTCTTTTGTTTCTTGAATTTTTATATTTAGTTTTAAATTCGTCTCCTAAAACACTTTGTCTAGCTTCTTTACATTTTCTATACGACAAGCCATAATTTATTCCGAACTCTTTTTCTATTTGTCTATGTGATTTTTCGTAAGATTCCTCTATTAAATTCTTTTTTAAAAAATTTAGTTTCTTAGCCTTTTCAATTATTAATAACTGCTTGTCATCTGGTTCAAAATTATTCTTATTATCTTCAATTTCTAAATTAATAAAATCATCTAAAAATAAAGTATTGTATTTATTATTACAGAAATATTTAAAATTGTTTCTTATTACTTGTATCCCGTAATACTTTATATTTTTTATTTCGTTTTTCTTTTTGGAATCATAAATATTAATATACATTTCTTGAACCAAATCACTAGCCAAATCTTTATCTTTACAAATATTAAAAGCAACTTCTTTAAAGAAATTATCGTGTTCGCTTAGTTCCTGTAATATATTCATATTTATTTTATTATTAATTTTATAATTTTTTTAAAAAAGGGAGCGATTAAACTCCCTCTTTAACTAACCTAAAAACTAATTATGAAAAACTATACCGCAATATACAAAAAATTATTTAATAATTAAGATTTTATTTATTTATTTTAAAGTGATATATCAAAAACATCTATTCCTTTTCCGTTCATGCTAGATTCTGTTATAATAAACCCAGCTAAAGTAGACCAGCCACCATCTTCAGAAAATGAGTTGCCAGTAAATAAACTTGGACAAACCTGTCTCCTACAATCAATACTATCATCCGTTATCATTTTAAATGAAGATACTTGCTTAGCGTTTAACTTAGCTATTCTACTATGTAAATGACCCTCTGTAATGAAATTAAAAACACCCTTTTCTCCATACATCCAGCAAATTTCTTGAGTACTCTTTTTGTTTGTAAATCCTAAATGACCATGATTAAGAATGTAATTAACACCGTCTACCTTATGAGTAAGAACATCTCTTTTAAATTCTATTTCATAACCTATTAGTTCTAATGCATAAGCGATTAATTCAGCCCCACCTCCGTCTGTATCTTCGTTATTATCTGAAGTAACACGGTCATGATTTCCAGCGACCATCTTAATTTTACCTATATTATTTAAAACATCTAAAAAATGCTCTTTAAAAAGCTTAACAAATAATTTAATAGCAGAAACTCCAAACATACCTTTGTCTAAACCTTTCCAACTATTTTTATGATTCATTCCTGTGAATGACTCGATTAAGTCGCCTAAGATATGAACGTGTACAACTTTGTAATTCATTCTATTTATCCTATATGCTGATTGACGAAGCATTTTACAAAGTATATCAATGCTAAACTCAGGCGTTATATTCATAGCACTAATATAAGCACCAAAATGAAAATCAGTTAGTGTGGCGACTCCTATTCCTTGACCTTTATATGTCGGCTTTAGAGGTCTTAATCCTTTTATTTGCTTCTCTAACTCTCCTAAATAATCAAAGTCACTAGGTAATCCCACTTGTTCTTTAAACACAATATTATAATGAGGCGTGCCAGTATGTGTAATTAACTTATAAGAAGTAATGTCCGCTCTTGGTAGTCCGTAGCATTTACAATAAGAGTCTATATCCATCATAAACCCTTTATCATCCCACGCACTCATAACAAGCTTTTTTTTAGCGTATTCATTAGACTTTGTTTTAGAAGTGCTTTCTGATTTTTGTGAATTTATAATATTTAATTGGTCTTTTGTTATTTGATAGCGTGCCGTAAGCCTTCCCTTTTCAATAGGTTTTAATTTTAACCCTATTAATTCAGCTTCTAAATTTGTAAGACGTTTTCTTATTTTATTCATGTTTTTCGTTTTAATTATTCATTTTTTTATTCCAAAAGTTAGTTGTAAACAATATAAATTATTTACGTTCGTTATACCAAACCATTAGTATAATAACAGCCACCAAAGTCAAAGTCCACGCCTGTTTATAATCGTTATTATATATACCTTGAAAACCAGCACCTATTAATATAATCGCTAACATTGTTTTTGTTTCTAATTTCATAATTTTAATAGTTTTAAATATATTATTTAACCAAATATATAACTTGTTTACATACAATTATCATAAACTTTTTTGAAATTTATTTATAGTACGGTTAATTTGCTTATTTATAAAGCTAATGAGACTATCTTCTTTAACCTTAAACTCCATAGCCTTCAAAACCTCTTTACTATTTTCTTTAACTATCTTTTCATTACGCTCTTGTAGTTCTGTAATGTTTGTATAATCTCTTATAGGGTACTTACTCTGCGCGAACCTTTCGTAATTAACGCCCTCTATACTTGTTTTAAGAGTCTTACAATGCTCATAAGTTGAAGCTGTTAGTATATCATCAATATTTTGTATAGCGTGTTCTAAGTCGATTAAATTAACACAACACATCTTTGTTATTAAATAGATATAAAGTTTAGCAAAGTTTTCATTCTCTTGTAAGCTTTTTTGTTCTTGTAGTGCTTTATAGTCCTGTATAGAGTTATAAGCGTCTACATCTCTTTGAGTTGTTCCTTTCGTGTTCTTTAGCCTCCATAGTTGGTGTTCTAATGCTTTGTCTATGTTCATTTATTTAAAATTAACCTGTTCGTCTATTGTCTCAGGATTCCAACCATCTATAAAATATGGCAGACCCTCGGTGTTTACGTTGAATGCGAAATCTTCAAAAGAACGCCCTCTGCTATATTTGTGTTTTACAATTATATTACTGTCTTTATTGTTTTCGTCTTCCTTTTCTAAAAACGTTATTGTCTCTCCCTTTTTTAATATATAACTTCCTGCGTGCCCTGTGGGTTTATTTACACCTATCAATTTATGAATTACAACGTGTAAATGTAAATTATTATCATCAGTCCATTTCATAGTCTTATTAGCTATATTTGCGCTCATAACAATATCGTTAGTGTTTTCGATAAGGTCTGCAATACCATCAATAGAAACGAATTTAATTTTACCTTTAAATCTTGGGTCTTGTAACAAGGCATCCACAAACATAACCCTCTCTTGAGGCGTTTTACTTCTCATAGCGAAAGGTAAATAATTAATATATTGAATACCTGTCATTTGCTGAACACGTCTAAATACTTTTTGAGCATAAAATTGACCTTGCTCAGTATCTATATCCACAATATAATAATCATTTTCACCTCTATGGCTTTTCATGTTTGGAAAATATTTATAAGAATCACCGCCAATATAAGAAGCTATTAAAG